GTATTTATAACGCATATGTAAAGGGAATAATAAGCAAGAAGCAAATGTGTTGGCCTCATATTCTTCCAATTTAACTCTATAAAAGTCATTATATGTATATTTTTGATTTAAATTAACGCCTTCATGCTCCATGATATAATGAGCGTATTCATGTGCTAACGTGAATCTAAGTCTATTTATGGGCAATAAATCGTTATACACTATTATTGCCTTATCCGCTTGCCTTATATGGAAAGCCTCGCTAGAACCAAAAGTTGAAGGTATTAAATGATAAAATACACCTGTTCTTCTTGAGAATTCTCCAAACTTCATTAAGATTACATCTGGATCTGATTTTATTAAATTAATAATATCTAATGGATATTTAGCTTTTGCAAAAGCATTTGTTATTTCATAAACGCTTTTGGCAGATTTCAAAAAACTCTTGTGATAGTTAATTTTCAATTAAAATTCCCCTTTGTTACTTCGTTAAGTCATCCCAATCATCAAATAACGCTTTTAAGACTGTAAGTGCTTTTTGTCTTTGTTCTTCTGACATATTTCCTGCTGCTCGATGCATTATACGAATATCTTCATCTTCATGTTCGCCAGTATATTCATCTTTTTCTCTACCTAATAAGTAGTCAACGGATACATCGAAGTAGTCGGCTACAAGTTGCACTTTATTAATTCCAGGAACTTGCTTTCTCCACTTAGTTATTTGTCCGTTAGACAATCCGATTCTTCGTTCTAATTCTGCAACCGTAATCCCTTGTTGTTGACATAAAATTCTGATTTTTTGAACTATATCCATCATTTTTCTCCTTATTAAACCAAAACAAATTATCCAAAAGGATATTTTATGTTTGACAATTATCCAATAAGATAATATACTATGGTTACGCTAATTGTTAAGCCAATAAAACACAAAGCTAGTAATGTTGGGGAACATTGATATAACAGTACTTTGTTATGTCTTATTTAGCTATGCTTATATATTAGCATATTGGATAATTCAATTCAACAATTATCCAATAATATTATCTTAAAGGAAGTGAAAGTCATGGCAACAACAGAATTTGGCATGAAAGTAAGAATGGAATTACTTAAGCGTAACATCACGAATAAAAAACTTGCAGACACGTTAGGTATTTCAAGTGCTTACTTATCAGACATCTTACGCGGACGCAGAGATGCATTCGAACAAAAGAAACGTATTGCGAAAATTTTAGAAATCAAAGAAGAGGTGAAAAGTTAATGAAAGAATTGCAAGTATTCCAAAATTCACAATTTGGAGAATTAGAAATTTTAACTATTGATAACAAAGAATGGTTTCCAGCAATTAAAGTTGCAGAAATTCTAGGTTATACAAATCCGAGAAAAGCAATTAGAGACCATGCAAAAGAACGTGGGGTAACGATTCGTTCCGTCATCGACTCATTAGGAAGAAATCAAGATAAGAAATTCATCGACGAAGGTAATCTATACCGATTAATCACACGTTCAAAACTACCACAAGCAGAACAATTTGAAGAGTGGGTGTTTGAAGACGTTTTACCAGCTATCCGCAAACGTGGTGTATACGCAACAGATGATGTGATTGAACAAACAATTCAAAACCCTGATTACATTATTACAGTTTTAACTGAGTATAAAAAAGAAAAAGAACAAAACTTACTTTTACAGCAAGAAATCGGAGAGTTAAAACCCAAAGCAGATTATGTAGACGAAATTCTAAAATCTCCAGGAACTATGACAATAACTCAAATAGCTGCTGACTACGGGTTATCTGCACAAAAATTAAACAAGTTACTTCATAAAGCGCGTATCCAACGTCGAGTAGGTAAGCAATGGATTTTATACACAGATCACATGAACAAAGGTTACACAAAATCCGAAACAATTAATATCGTGCGTTCCGATGGTACACCAGACACACAACCACAAACTAAGTGGACACAAAAAGGTAGATTGAAAATTCATGAAATACTAACAGACTTCGGCTATGAAGCAGAAGTAGTCGAAATTTAACCCCACAATCGAACAACCAAATTAAGGAGGACAAACAATGCAAGAACAAAATAAAAAAGTCATCTATTACTACTATGACGAAGAAGGTAATAGACGACCGTTAGACCTACAAGTAAATGAAGGTTATGACTTAATGACTCAAGAAATACTCATCGATAACACCTTAAAAAACCATCCATATTTAAAAAGTAACTTTTACGCTTTAGTTGATGGTACCGAGTTTAAGATAGATTGAATTTTTGAGAAAGATACTGAAAAGCCAATTTGCTCATAAGAGTTAATGACATACTAGAGGTTTTGCTAGCAACATTTTTAACTTCGGACCAAGTTTTATTATCTCTAATATTATCCAAAAACTCATGGCCCGCCCAAGTAATATCATTTATTAAATAACCTATAACATGTCCTGATTCCCAACTCAAAGAGACATTAACATAATTAGCTTCTTTCAATTTCAACAAAGAATACATTACCGTTTCAAAATCATATTTTCCAAATACAATATTATCTTTGAAATTATATTCGGTGAGTGGTTCGCCCAGTTTTTTATTAGATTCAATTTCTAACAAAAGATGTCTAACACAATCATAATCTAATTTCATACTTATCACCTCCTTAACAGGAGTATAGCAGAAAATTCATGAACAAAACCCAGAATCGAACAACCAACATAAAGGAGGACATTATGAACGAAGAACATAAAAAGGAATTAATGTCGATAATAAATGACAAAAATTATCACTTAACAAAAGCAAAATTATTATTTCTCGCTTTAAGAAGAGGGAACGCAGATTACAATCGTTCAGTCGGCTATTTAATTAAGGCTTTAAATGAAAATAACCGACCGAAAGAAGATTTTAAGACACAATCGATATTACCAACGCTGTTATCGATACTAGCAACGATAATGTCGATAGTAGCAGTGGTATTGCAAATTTTAAATTAAAGTTTTCGAAGAATTCTCTACCTTCATCAGAGATATAGACGTAATCGTCATGAATAGGAAAATAGCCCTCAAAATCCACAATTTTTTGATAGATGTAATTTTTGTTTAATAAACGATCAATAGCTTTATTATCCTTGTGTTTTAACCGGACTTTAAGGTAAAGCGAAAACAAGTAGCAGTACATTTTTAAACTCACACTTTCCACCTCCTTTCATAAGGAGATAAGAAAAGTATAGCACAACTAAATATATTCAACGCCCACATTGAGCAGATGTGAGCGAGAGCTGGCGATGATATGAGCGGCGCTAAAAATACATTCAATAGTCATTGCGATGACCGTCTGTTGAATGTGGGTGTTGAGTAAGTAAAGGAGGAACACAAAATGGAATTCATCGGCTTTGCAGATGCAAAGGAATTTATCAAGGTTTCGGGGATTTCTCGAAATGATCTCGAGAAACACGTTTATAGCAACAAAGAATTTCAACAAGAATGCATGTACCGCTTTGGGAAAGGCAACAAACGATACATCGAAGTGAAACCTGCATTGAGATTCATTAGAGAGAATATTTTAAAAAAGGAGACGGATTTATGGTAGACAAAATGATTGCTTTAATCCTAGCAATGGTGACCACATTCGTCATTACTACTGTATTCGCATTCGAAGCATACTTCACAACAACAGTTTTTGTATCAATAAGTAGTGTAGTTACTAGTTACTACGTAGCTAAATATGTTATCAACACATTAAAAAAGACTGAATGCTAGTAGCAGCTAGCAAACAGTCGGGAGTCGGAGTTTTTACACCATATTCCGATTCCATTCTACCAAAAATGGAGGAAAACGCAAATGTATTACGAAATTGGACAAGAATTTTCTAAAACAATCACGATAGATGGATTCAAATTTTACATGTACGTGGCCAAGACAGAATTCGGCGTAGACGTAACAATTCAAGATCGTGACGATAATACTGTAAGTGAAATCACAATCTATGATGTATCTGGTATGGAAAGTGCCATTGATATTTTAATGTATGAAACACGTGTATGGATTGCTGAAAATATTGATAGCTATGACCGCATAATGAGTAGACTGTTGGGAGGGTTTCAATGAGTAAAGTAGTTACTTACTTCTATAAACACAAAGATTTAGACATTTATGTAACGAACCGTCCAACAGAAGCTAACCCTAACATCAAGTACTCAACAGATAAACGTGATGCACGCAAATTCGATGGAATGGAAAATGTGCTAATCGATACAGCAACGCATGATGTTTATAAACATACACACATTGAAACGGATGAGATTGAGAAGGTGGAACTATGAACAAATCAGAATCTGTTGTCGAAATCAACAAAGCTATGGTTGCTTTTCGAAAAGAAGTAAAGCAGCCACTCAAAGATAAAAACAATCCTTTCTTCAAATCAAAATATGTACCTCTTGAGAACGTCGTAGAAGCCATTGACGAGGCTGCAACACCTCATGGCTTGTCTTATACACAATGGGCTTTAAATGACAGTGAGGGACGTGTAGGAGTAGCTACAATGCTCATGCATGAAAGTGGTGAATACATCGAGTACGACCCCGTGTTTATGAATGCAGAGAAGAATACGCCACAAGGTGCAGGGTCATTGATTAGTTACCTCAAACGTTACTCATTATCTGCAATCTTCGGAATCACAAGTGATCAAGATGATGACGGTAATGCAGCAAGTGGAAAGCAAAGTAAATCAGAGCCTAAAGCAAGTAGTAAGACTGTAGGTGCATTAAAGCAAGAAGTGCTTAACTTTGTAGAACTTATGAAGTCACTAAATAAAGATGTAACACAACATCAAGCAGAAAAGACATTTGGCATTCAAAGCTATACTGCTATGACAGAGCAACAGGCAGTAAACACAATAAACAAAATTCAAACTATGGCGAAAAAATATAAGGAGAATGAATAATGGCGAATTTAGTTATTTTAACAGGACGAATCACTAAGGATTTAGAACTTAAGCAAGCAGGAAAAACGCAGGTAACTAATTTCTCAATGGCAGTAGACAACCCATTTAAAAAGGACGATGCATCATTTTTTGACATCGTGGCTTTTGGCAAGACGGCAGAGTTACTTAACAACTATTGCGGTAAAGGAAGCAAGATTCTAATTGAGGGCAACCTTAAACAAGACAGATTTCAAGATAAACAAGGTAACAACCGTTCTGCAGTGCGTGTTATCGCAAATCGTATTGAGTTTCTAGACAGTAAAGGGCAATCAAATAACCAACCCAAACAACAACAAGGGCAAGTGCAAGATAATCCTTTTGATAACAGTGACTTTGATGACTCGTCACTCCCGTTTTGATGAGGTGTGTATATGAAAGAAATTTGGAAAGATGTTGTAGGTTATGAAGGTTTGTATGAAGTCAGCAACAAAGGTGCAGTGAGAACTCATAAATATAAAACTACTTATACAAAAAAACATGGCGTAAGGCACTGGAAACAACGTTATTTAAAAAACAAAACACCTAATGGTCGAGATGTAAGAGTAGCACTATGGAAAGATGGTAAACCAAAAGATTTTTTAGTTCACAGATTAGTGGCGTTTGCCTTTATACCAATGATTGAGGGCAAAAATTGCATTAACCATATTGATGGCAACCCCAAAAATAACAATGTAGATAATCTTGAGTGGTGTAACCACTCGGAAAATAATCGACACGCTTTAGAAAATGGACTTATAGATACACAAAAAGCAGTGTCTTTAACACAACTAGATACTGGCATAAAGTTAGAGTTTAAGAGTATGGCGAAAGCAGATAAATGGCTTGATAGATCAATTGGATATACAAGTTACAGACTTCAAAAGAATTATACAACTGTAGTAGCTAGAGATAATACAATTTATAAAATCGAGAAGTTGATATAGATGCCTTTAATTACAAATTACATCACTCAAGATGACGGCACGACAACTGTCGTTATCTCGGGTGTTGAATTAGGTGATAAGGAAACGCTGCTACTCGATAACGGATTCGATGTAGAAGTTGATGTTAACGTCTTAGATCCGTTCCAAATCACTGACAAACAACGCCGTAAGATATTTGCCTTAGTCAAAGATATAGAAGAGCATACGGGCCAACCTATGGACTATATGAGGCATATATTCATTGAGTATGTGAGAACCTACTACGGCTATGATGAACGTATTTCGTTAAGCAACTGTACACGTACACAAGCAAATCAAGTAATAGAAGTGGTTCTTGATTGGGTGTTTCACAATGACGTACCACTCAATTATAAAACAAGTGATTTACTAAAGCAGGACAAATCATTCCTCTACTGGTCAACAGTAAATCGTAACTGCATTATATGCGGTAAACCTCATTCAGATTTAGCACATAGGTATGCAGTAGGACGAGGGCGTGACAGAACTAAGATAAATCATTACGGCAATCAAGTATTAGCTTTATGCCGCGACCACCACACAGAGCAGCACAACATAGGCATGGACAGCTTTAACGACAAGTACCATTTACATGACAGTTGGGTTGATGTGGATGAGCGACTTAATAAAATGTTGAAAGTAAAGAAATAGCACTCCTAATGTCATCTTGGCGGAGAAACTTAGGAGTACTAAAACTATAAAAATCACTCATCGTTTGAAAGTTTCTTGGTTAAAATATCCAAAAGTATAAACACGGACATAAGTAACGCGATAACGGATGTAGAGAAGAAGTAATCAACATACTCATTACTTGAAGTCTTAACTAATACATGACCACCAAGAGCGTAAGCTGAACTTTTAGATAATCCTTTAACAAAATTTATAAAAGGAGTGACGAAATCATGTTCGAAAGAATTATCGAATACTTCATAGCCGTTAGTTTCATCTGTTGTATTTACTGGTTGGGCAAATTTGAAGGGTTTAGGCAAGGTGTTAATCCTGTAACTCTTAATAAGAGTTTGTCTGATCCTGTTATTAACCTTCAAAATTTCATCTCTAGGAAATTGTGTAGATTCTATAAAATCGTTAAGAATTTCATCCGAAAATAAGCGATTCCGAAACTGTTGAAATGTTAGATTTATTTGAATATTCAACTTAAACACGGATGAGTTGTTAAAAATAAAAGGCTTTATAACAGGTCTTGTTTGTTGAAAGACGTTGTTAAAGGTTGTACGAATTTCAAGTGAAGGCTTAAGCGCCATATTAGTTGTTTGTTTTAGATTTGCAGATGTTTGAGTAAGCACTCCTCTTACATCTTTCAATGGATCGATATACATTTTATCACCCCCAATCTGATGCAAAAGCATTCAGAAAAATTATACCAGAAAGGAGAATGTAAATGACTGACCAACCAAGTTACTACTCAATCATTACAGCAAACGTAAGATATGATAACCGACTTACAGACAGTGAAAAGTTATTATTCGCTGAAATCACATCGTTAAGCAATAAATACGGTTACTGCACAGCAAGCAACGGTTACTTTGCGAAATTATATGAAGTTACGAAAGTTACAGTATCACGCCGGATAGCTAATTTAAAAGAATGCGGATATTTACAAGTTGAAATCATTAGAGAAGGTAATGAAATTAAACAAAGAAAAATGTACCCCTTAACAGAAATGATAAGACCTATTAACACAAATGATAATACCCCTATTATCACAAATGTTAAAGAGAATAATACAAGTAATAATAATACAAGTATTAATAATATAAATAGAATAGATACATTGTCGGGTAACCCGACATCATATCCTTACAGTGATGTAATTGACTATCTTAACGAAAGAACTGGAAAGCAATATAAATCTACTACTAAAAAGAATCAAACGGTTATACGTGCTAGATCAGATGAAGGATTTAACCTAGACGACTTTAAAAAGGTCATAGATAACAAAGTAGCCGAATGGAAAGGTACGGATATGGAGAAGTACTTACGTCCTGAAACGTTATTTGGCACTAAGTTTGAAGGTTACCTCAACCAACAACAATCAAATGCAGCAGATGAGGATTGGAGAAAGCAATATGAAGGGGTGTTTTAGATGAACCCTTTTGAAAAGTTAGTTAACAAAGCAGGCTTCAGGAATAAAGTCGTAAAACAAGAAATGGGTCTACATTGTGATAAATGCGGTAGGGATTATGACTATTACGAATTTGATAACGGTCAAGTGATTAAAGACGGTTGTGATTGTGACATGATTGCACTTGCCAAACAAAAGACAGAGGATTTTAAAAAAAAGCAACAACGGAATAAGGCGAATGCCATATTCAATAAATCGATTATTAACGATGATCTAGCAGACGCAACATTCGACAATTATATACCAACTAGCCAGTCTTTAGAAAAAGCTAAAGCATTGCTAGAGCGATACGCTACCAACTTTAAGTTAGATAATAAGCAATCGATTCTTTTATACGGTAGCTACGGTACAGGTAAAAGTCATTTATCTATGGCAACTATCAAGCGGGTTAGAGAAAAAGGCTTTTCAGTTTTATACATGAACGTGCCGCAACTCATTACTACTTATAAAAGTACGTATAACAAGAATGCGACGCTAACCGAAAGAGAATTAGACCAAATCATCGATGATGTAGATTTACTTGTACTAGATGATTACGGTACAGCATTAAGTAACTTCGGGATTCAAAAAATGTTCGAAGTAATGGAATCACGCACAGGCAAGCACAACATCATTACTACCAATAACAGTAGTAAAGAATTAATACAAAATAAGGATCTAGCCAAGATATTTAGTCGCATGATGAAGAATACAACACCGATAAACATGAATGGCGAAGATTACAGAATGAGAGGTATTAACTTTTGATTGATAAACAATACATCATTAGACACCTCCATTGTTCAGAGGTATACGCAAATAAGCTCATAGAAAGTGCGCAGGGTAACGAAGAATACTTGTACGACCTATTTATCCGAAAGTATTCAGAACGCAAGAGACGTATGGCTATGACGCTATATGAGGTGGATTAATGAAAGAAACTCGAATAGAAATATTCTACGCAGATGAAAAGAATTTAGATAAACCCATGGAGTCGCCTAGACCCCGATTTAGAAGAACTGGAAGTTTTGTACAAACTTACATGCCAACAACATATTCGCATCACAAAAAGTTTATAGCGGAACAAATGCCAAATCTTCAAAGTGAGAATCAGTTAAAGCTAACTATTGAATTCTACTTTCCGCCACTTAAAAGTTGGTCGAAAAAATTACTATCTACGATGTTAGGAAGTTACAAGAGAACTAAACCTGACTTAGATAATTTACTTAAAACAGTATTAGACGCAGGCAATGAAAAGTTGTGGAAAGACGATAATCAAATAGTTGAAATCAGAACATTCAAAAAATATGCAGAAACTGCACGCACAGTATTAATAATTAATGAAATAGAAGGTGATTAACATGCATACATTAGCATTACATCGTAACAGAGAGAAACCAACACAATCGTCTGTGGATAAATATGACAAGTATCAAATGGAAATGGCGTATCAGAGATACAAAGCTAAGAAGAAAGAGAAGCCGTGGCTTAAAACGGTACCGCAATCGGTTAAACCTAGCAGGGCGTACTATGATTTATGCGACTTTGTAGGCGTGCCTAGAGAAATGCCGAAAATGAAAGTGCGAAAGATATTAGAACCTTTACTTAAATTGCCAGAGATACCTAATGACCGTTCGGCAGTACATGAATATAAAGGGCAAAAAATAACAACGCTTCAACTTGCAGCATTAACAAATACTAGTAAAACCACTATTCGCAAGAGATTAAACAGAGGTTGGTCTATAGAGAAGATTTTAAAAATTGGCGGGGTGATCTAAATGAAACTAAAAATTCGTGATTTAAACATTGACGATAAGGTTTCATTCTATGTGGACGAACAACGCTATGAAGGTGTTGTTACAGAATTAATATATAACTTCAAAGGTAAAGAAATGGCACAGGTAGAGCTAGACAACGCTTGGTATTACAACATTACTGATGGCCATGATTGGGAGGCTATTTATGACTAATAAAGATGTGGTTAATCAACCACCACACTACACATACGGCAACATTGAAGTTATCGATTTTATTGAGCAGGTCACTAAAGACTATCCTGCAGTAATGGCGTTTGCGATTGGCAATGCAATTAAATATATCAGTAGAGCGCAATATAAGAACGGTAAAGAAGATTTAGAAAAGGCACGATGGTATTTAGAACGTGCTTACGAGAATTGGAGTGATAAGTGATGGGTGTACCAATGTATGAATATGTGGTTTACAAAGGGGACGAAGTGATTTGCGCTGGCACTAAGGATGAAGTGGTGAAGAAACTAGGTATAAACAAAAATAACCTTGATTCCATTGCTAATAATAGAACTGAAAAACGCGAAGCAGACGCTTACGAAAGAAACGGCTACAGTAAGCGAATGGTGGCTGTAAAAGTGAGTATTGCTGAATTACAAAAAGAATTGGGGCTGGTGTGATGCACACATTCCACTTATACAATGCAGCCGAAGAAAAAGTAATGATTGTACAGGAAACTTTCGGCGGCTACATCATGGTTGGTTTACCGAAGTCGCACTATAGCCATATCGACGGTTATTATGCTACAGATGAATTTAACTACTTTAAATCAGTGCATAACCTAATGTACGCAGAGGAGTTAGGCAGTCAGATTAGTATATTTGATATTTAATAAGAAAAATAGCCCCGTAAATCGGGACTACAATTCTTTCGTAATTAAAACTTTTACACCGCAATACAAATTATAGACATATGTTAAGAATGCCATAACTAAAAGTATTATTCCTAAAGTAAAGTACAAAGGTATGTTAGATGTACTTTGGCTTAAACCAAAAAAGATAGCAGCCAATGTCATTGAAATCCAAGGAAGAATGTGATAAATAATCGATTTTTTTGCATGTGTGGTTACTGGGTATTTCGTTAAAATCCATACGACTATAGGGAAAAGAATAGGAGCAAAGAACACACTAAAGTAGCATAGAGAAGCTAACAGTTTGTCGGATGAATTTGACATAATGTTTCACCTCCTTGGTTCAAATATTATCTAACAATAATACTAATAACAAATAAAAAGAGGTTTATTAAATGAAAATTTTGAATTTATTAATGAGGAGGACGAGTAAATGAATAAATTACAAATCAAATTATTATCAGAGAATGCAACACTACCAACACGTAATCATTCAACAGATGCAGGGTTTGATATTTATGCAGCAGAAACAATCATACTAGAACCGCAAGCCAAGTCATTGATTACAACGGACATAGCTGTGAATATTCCTAAGGGTTATGTGGGATTACTTACTAGCAGAAGTGGCGTAAGTAGTAAGACGCATCTAGTTGTTGAAACAGGCAAGATTGATGCAGGATTCACAGGAAATATGAAGATTAATATTAAAAACAACACACAGAGCGCAAATTGTTTCACTAGCGATTATGTGATAGGTGTAGACGAATCTCAATTTATACCTTTTGATAATGGCGAATATGAAATGGGAACGTACCAAGTAAACAAAGGCGATAAGTTAGCTCAACTAGTTATTGTACCTATTGTTACACCAGAGTTACAGCAAGTGGAGGAATTTACAAGTGAGTCAGCAAGAGGAGAAAAAGGGTTTGGATCATCAGGATTCTAATAGTAAAGACATATTAAAAAAGGTAAAAGAAATATTAAACAAGGAGTGATCATATGAAATATTTAAGAGTGGTATTACACACGCTGGTAACGATTCTGATTTATGAGGGTGCAAAGGCATTGATGAGTAAAAGGTTAGGTGACGAGTAATGTATATAGCGTTAATTATAATACTGTCACTGTTATCAATAGTACTGCTGATACACAATACAATACTACAAAAGAGAAATGAGTTACTTCACTACTCATTAAGTGTGCTTGTTGGTCATATATTTGATGAGAATGGAGAAGGGTACGTTAAGAAGTTGATGAAGTAGGAGGACGGATATGAATATCAAAAAGAAAAAATATACAAAAGATGACGGATTAGTAGATAAAGCGAATTTTGGTGACACAGAAACGGGCGAACTGGATATTGAAAAGTTTTTAAACAGATTCAAAAAAGGGGACGATAATATGATTAAAAAAGCTATAGAGAAACCAAGGGAAGTAGAATATATTGAGTTTAATGGATATGAGAATTTTGAAGAAGTATGTGAATTTGTTGGTTGTCGCTATACAGGAATATCGCTACAGATTAATAGATATGGTAAAGAAGTAATAGACATTCCTGGCAAGGGGAAAGTTCCAGTTGGTTCTATTTTCTACAGATATTTAGATCCTGAATTTGCACATCTCGAAAACCACGACACCGGAGATTATATCTATGATGTGATGTCAAAAGACAAATTCTTTTGTATATATGGGTAGGAGGTAACGCATGAAGTTAGGCAAAGCAGAAATACCTAAGCTAGAGGAGTTGGATTGATATATGGATAACATATTTAAATTAGATGGTACAAAGAAAGATGATATTAACGTAAAGAATCAAATATATGAACTGAAGTCGCAACTACCAATTATTATTGAGATAGCTAAGATGAAATCAGCCTATCAACGTGAAAGGCTTACGGCTTTAAGGAAAGAAGGTTTTAAAGAAGAACAGGCTTTGGAAATTATAAAGGCAGAACGTACACCTTTTGATCAATAAATTTATGGAGGTAATAAATGTATACGCCAAATGACATACGAGAAATGTTTAAAGATTACAAATGGATGACTAATGAATTAGAGGGGGCAATGCTAATAAAAGCGGATAGCACATCGATAGCTCAATACGGCGAGGAATCTGGTCAACCTAAGCCACAAGGATTAACTACAGACAAGATTTGTAACATAATATTGCAAAAAGAAAAGCAAGATAAGAAGTTAATTAAATGGGCAAGTAAGGTTAAGTTCATCGATGATTGTGAAGATTTATTCACAAAAGATTTAGATATATTTATTTATCGTAAGTTAAAACAAAATTATTCGCATACAATGATTGGAGTAATAAGTGGTAAAGATAAAACGACCATCAGTAATAGGGTGACTAAGATTGTTGAAGTTATGAGTAATGCGTCAAAATCGTCGAATTCGTCAAATTCGTCAAAATAGAAGTTTTTGTAATGATATTATTATATTCATTATAATAACCGTATAGGTTATGTTCTCAAGTGAATGCTATATAACTAAGGCGTTCGGGTTTCCCCTTTCCCCGAGCGCTTTTCCTTGTATATTGATGTGGCATATAAATGTGACATGAGTATATAACTCAAATAAAATAACAAAACATAATCACTAGACACTGTTAACCGCAGTGTCTTTTTATTATGAGGTGAACTATGGAATTAAATAAGTATCAATCCTTAAAGCAACCAACAGACTACAATAAACATCTACTGTCATTAGTATCTGTGGTAGGTCAGTTAGTAGACAACGATGACAACGACACAGTGACTATGTTACTAGGTGATGCGCTAGAACATATTACATGTATGGCATCGCTTAATAATGTAACGCTAGATACAGTGGCAGGACTTAATGTGAATACGTATCAACCTGACTTACACAAGGTTATTAATAAAGGTGATGCAGTTACTTTCAACAAAGACAAGTACATTGTGCATGACATCATTGGTAATCAAGTATTGATTGCGAATCAAACTAAAGATATTGTGGTCGACATCAAAGACATAGGAAGGTGATTGGATGGCAGTAATGAGACGATGCAATCATCCTACCTGCAATACACTTATATCTTTTAATCAGTCATACTGTGATAAGCATAAACCATATATAAATGATAAATATAATGATGTAAGGAGACGGAATGACCCTGAATACTTACGTTTCTATAAGTCTAGGCAGTGGCAGAGAATGCGTGAAATTGTATTGATGGAGAATGATTATATTTGTAGATCATGTGGACGACAAGCACAAATGGTTGACCATATTATCCCGACGAAAGTTGATTGGTCGAAACGGCTGGAAAAAGAAAACTTACAGCCATTGTGTTACAAATGTCACAATCAAAAAACGAAAAGAGAGCAAAAGGAAGTCCCCCACATCAAAGAACGGGGGTAGTGAGGAAAGCGACGAAGAACGAGGCGCACTCTCCTTCTCAAAGATTTCCCTTAATTTTTAATACCAGGTACTAAAACATAATGGAGGTGCTAAAAATGGCAGGTAGACCTCGAAAACTTCTGCATAATTCGAAGAAGAATTACACTAAAGAAGAGATAGTTGAAAAAGAACGCCAAGAAGCGCAATTAAACAAATTTTCAAAAATAGATTCGCATCCACCAGACTTTTTAGATGATATCGCGAAAGAAGAATACCTAAGAATATTGCCATACATGCAAGAATTGCCTATATCAAACTTGGATAAAGCACAACTCTCACAATATTGCAGTTTTTACAGTGATTTTGTAAGAGCAAGTCTGCATTTGGAGGCAACAGGTGGCGTTGTTATTGAAGGAGCGAATGGAGAATCTAAAGTAAATCCTGCTTTTACTGCTAAAGAGAAAGCGGGTACTCGAATGCAACAAGTGGCTAACACGCTAGGATTAACAATCGATAGCCGATTACGCATCGTCGTCCCTGAAGAGAAAGAAGATAATGATCCGTTCAAAGAGTTTGTGAGTGACGATTGATGTTAGATTACACAACAATTTACGCTCAAAGAGTAGTCAAAGGTGAGATTCTTGTAAGTAAGAAGAATTTTAAAGTGGCTGAACGTCATTTGAATGATTTAAAACATCCACCTGAAGGTTGTTACTGGGATGTGGATAAAGCAAATAAGGCGATCAAATTCATCGAGATGTTACCTGACCCTAAAACGAATGAACCTATGCCTTTAATGCTCTTTCAGAAGTTTATCGTAGGGAGTATTTACGGTTGGCGTCGTGATGGTGGCTTTAGGCGGTTTACTAAGTGTTATGTAAGTATGGCACGTAAACAAGGTAAATCGCTAGTGGTATCAGGCATGTCACTGAATGAACTGTTATTTGGTCAATATCCTAAATATAACCGACAAATATATGTATCATCATCAACTTACAAGCAAGCACAAACAATATTCAAAATGGCTAGTCAACAAATTAAGATGTTACGTTCAAAAAGTGACTATATCCGCAAGTCAACAGATGTACGCAAAACAGATTTAGCACACATTGACTCAACTAGTGTATTTGAGCCGCTTTCTAACAATCCGGATGCAGTAGATGGTAAAGACCCAACTGTAGCTATATTGGACGAATTGGCAAGCATGCCGGACGATGAAATGTATTCAAGATTTAAAACGGGTATGACGTTGCAGAAGAATCCTCTCACTCTATTAATTTCTACTGCAGGTGACAATTTGAATAGTCAGATGTACCAGGAATATAAATACATCTCTAAAATTTTATCAGGCGAAGTTCAAGCGGATAATTACTTTGTATACTGTGCCGAAATGGATTCAGAAGATGAAGTAAATGACGAGTCACTGTGGATTAAAGCAATGCCGCTTTTAGAGTCTGAGGAACATAGAGACACAATACTGAGAAATATTAAAGCGGATATTCAAGATGAATTAGAAAAAGGTACGTCATTTCATAAGATTTTGATTAAAAACTTTAACCTTTGGCAAGCAAACAAGGAAGATAGCTTAATCAATATTAATGAATGGGAATCAATCGAAGTGAATCGTGATGATTATAGTTTGTACGGCAAAGATGTTTATATCGGTGTCGATTTATCACGACTGGACGACTTAACTTCTGTAGGATTTATATTCCCAACAGATGACGGCGATATGTTAATCGATAGCCATTCATTTATTGGATTGAGAACGGATTTAGAACAGAAATCGAAACGTGACAAGATAAACTATTCACAATTAATCAATTTAGGAGAGGCGGAAGTGACCACATCGGAAAGTGGCATGATTGATTATAAGCGTGTTATTGAGTATATCTTCGACGTTGTGGAAGAGTATCAGTTAAACGTAAAAGGGTTGTGTTATGATCCGTGGAATGCACAATCATTTGTGACCACTCTCGAATCCATGGTGATTGATTGGCCGCTAATTGAAGTTGGGCAAAGTTTCAGAAGCCTTTCACAACCTATTAAGCAATTTAGAGTATGGGTTGCTGAAAAGACGATCAAACATTTCGGTAATAACCTATTAACTATTGCCGTTAATAACGCGGTTTTAATATATGACGGTGAAGATAACGTTAAGATTAACAAGAAGATGAATCGACAAAAGATTGACCCTATCATCTCTGTCATAACTGCTTTTAGTGAAGCGAGTATGCATGAATTCGAGGTAGATTGGTCATCAATATATGAAAATGAAGAATTCGGATTTTAAAAGGGGGTGCAATGATGAAATTGAACAAGCTTTTAATACCGTTAAAACTATTGGTTGTTAACATTGTTAGCATCCTTTTTTTATTGGGATTAATTATTATAAACACTGCAACATATTTAGGATTTGGTGTTGTAGTCGGTTTAATTAATACAGGTTCATTTCTTGTGATTATTGCGTTAATCATTGATAACGAATCACGGGAGAGGAGGTGATTAAGTGGGTATCTTCTTAAAAAACGAAAATAGAGATTTACAGTATAACGAAGATGATTTACAGATGATGGTTCAGACGTTACCTGGTTTTCAGGGCACTAATTTAAGGCAGTATACGCCTATAGATGCCATTAAGCACAGTGACATTTTTACAGCAGTCATGATGATTGCGTCTGATTTAGCACGTATGCCTATTAGATTAAACGTTAACGGCCAGATTGATTATAGTAATAAGGTTGTTAATTTGCTAAATACTAGGCCGAATTCACTGTATAACGGCTATATCTTTAAATTGGTTGTATTTGCCAATGCTTTATTAACATCTCATGGTTATGTCGAGATCACACGCGATAAGTTAGGTAATCCAATCAGTTTGACGTTCCGTAAAACTTCAGAAGTAGAATTAAAATCTGACCGAATGGGACGCCCTTATTATTCACATGAGCGTACCGATGATAACGGTCAATTTATTAGTCGAAATATTAAATACGAAGATATGCTAGATATTAAATTCTATTCATTAGACGGTATTCACGGATTGTCGTTACTTGATACATTGAGCAAGACCATTGATTCTGATAACAATGGTAAGGACTTCTTAAACAACTTCTTGCGTAATGGCACGCATGCAGGCGGAATACTTAAAATGAAAGGCGTCTTAAACGATAAAAAAGCAAGAAACCGTGTGAGAGAGGAATTCCACAAAGCATTCAGCGGTACTAAACAAGCCGGTAAAGTGGTTGTGCTTGACGAATCGATGACATTCGACCAGTTAGAAGTCGACACTGAAGTCTTAAAGTTAATTCGTGAGAATAAATCGTCCACACGTGAGATTGCCGGTGTATTTGGTATACCGTTGCATAAATTTGGTATCGAAACAACGAACATGAGCATTACAGACGCAAACTTGGACTATCTTTCAACTTTGAAACCTTACATTACGTGCGTTTGTGCAGAGTTAAATTTCAAATTCAATGACGAATATACGGATAAAGTCTGTGAATTTAAATTCGATACTACTGAAATACGTGTGGTTGATGAAAAGACACAAGCTGAAATCGATAAAATCAATATCGATTCAGGTAAAACAAACATTGATGAAGTGCGTAAACGTGATGGCTTACCGCCAATCCCTGGTGGCTACGGTAGTATTCATCGTGTTGACCTCAACCACGTGAATATTGCGCTTGTTGATGAGTACCAAATGAATAAGTCACGTGTTACTGATAACAAATTGAAAGGTGGTGAGGAAGATGGCAAAGGAAACGAGAATCGGAAATATCACAGAAGTCCGTTCGAATGATGATAATGAAATGGTCATTGAAGGTTACGCTTTGAAATTCGACACATGGTCGGAAAATTTAGGTGGATTCAAAGAAACAATTTCACGTAGTGCTTTAGAGAACACTGATTTGTCTGATGTGCGTTGTTTAGTAGACCATGTGCCATCGCAAATTATCGGCAGAACGAAATCGGGTACATTGGAGCTTGAAACTGATGATGTTGGTTTGAAATACCGTTGTAAATTACCGAATACAACGTTTGCACGTGACTTATATGAGAATATGCGTGTAGGTAACATTAATCAATGTTCGTTCGGGTTTATGCTAGACGAACAAGGCGATGAAATGCGTTTTGACGAAAAAGAAAACATCTATAAACGTACTTTGAAAGCCATTCGTGAGCTTACAGACGTATCAGTAGTTACTTATCCGGCATACAAGGATACTGATGTTAAACCGGCATTGCGCAGCATCGAGAATATTAAAAACGAAGAACGCAAAAAAGCGTTAGAGTTAAAGCTCAAAAAACATTCTATTACAAATAAGCTTGGTGAAGTTGGACACCATTAACAAATACAACCATTGGACGTGCTTAAAAAGCGACGTCTATTTTTTATGCAAAAATTTAGGAGGAATTCAAATGAATAAAAAGGATATTTTACGTTCCGAAATTTCGGATCTAAAACGTAATGTTGATTTGAAAATCAGATACGCTACACGTGCGTTAAACAATGATGAATTAGAGAAGGCAGAAACTTTGGAGAAAGAAATCGCAGACTTGCGTTCACAAATTCAAGAGAAAGAAGCAGAGTTAAAGAAATTACAAGATAAAGATGATGAACCAGAAAACGCAAATCCACAACCTGTAGTGGTTGAACAAGAGCGTTCTTATCGTCAAGCACCTAACTTGAATGAATTAGGTATTTCAATTCAGGATACTAAAGTGACATCTCAAGAAGTACGTGACTTCACTAATTATTTAGAAACACGCGAAGACATTAAAGGTGGTTCACTTAAAACTGATTCAGGATTTGTAGTTATTCCGGAAGAAATCGTAACTGACATTCTCAAATTAAAAGAGATTGAGTTCAACCTTGATAAATATGTCACTGTTAAGCGTGTAACAAATGGTTCTGGTAAATATCCAGTAGTACGTCAATCAGAGGTCGCAGCGCTTGAAAAGGTAGAAGAATTAGAAGAAAACCCTGAATTAGCGGTTAAGCCATTTTTCCAATTAGCATACGACATCAATACACATCGTGGTTACTTCCGCATTTCTCGTGAAGCAATAGAAGATGCGAAAGTTAACGTGTTACAAGAGTTGAAATTATGGATGGCACGTACGATTGCAGCTACACGAAACAAAGCGATTATTGATGTAATCACTAAAGGTTCAACAGGATCTAAAACAAGCGGTTTTGAATCTGAAGGCGCTAAATTAGAAACTAAAAAAGCAAAATCTTTAGACGACATTAAAGACGCTGTGAATTTAAATGTGAAACCTAATTATGAACATAATGTAGCTATTGTGTCTCAAACGATGTTCGCGAAATTAGATAAAATGAAAGACAAATTAGGTAACTACTTAATCCAACCTGACGTTAAAGAGAAAACACAACAACGCTTATTAGGCGCTAAAGTGGAAATCTTACCTGATGAAATGCTCGGTGAAAAAGGCGCTAACAAATTAATCATTGGTAACTTAAAAGACGCTATCGTGTTATTTGACCGTTCGCAATACCAAGCGTCATGGACAGACTACATGCATTTTGGTGAGTGTTTAATGGTTGCAGTACGTCAAGATTGCCGAATCTTAGACCATAAATCAGCTATTGTTATCGAATATGATGATAGCCAACTGCCAGAAGAAGACCATATGGAAAAACTATAGAGGTGATTGAAAGTGGCAAAATATAAAGTGAAAACGGCTTATATTGATAAAGAGTTACAAAAGGTGTTAAGAGTGGGCGATGAAGTCGATATGACGGTAAAACGTGCCAACGAAGTTAATAAAAACGGAACGCCACAAAACGGTATTTTAGAACGTATTGATGTTAAGTAGGTGATAGCAGTGAGTGATTTACAGCTATTAAAGAAACATTGCAAAATAGACCATAGTTCAGAAGACGATTTACTGGAGATGTACTACGAATGGGCAAAAGAAGATATAGCGAGTGCGGTTACTGATGACACGGCTTGGTTAGAGGAGCAAAGATTATTTAAAACTGCAGTATATCCGCTCACTGCTTATTACTTTGAGAATCGTTTAGCATTTAACGAAAGGAATTTGAGTTATGCACCTCACATGGTATTAAGTGTTGTGCATAAGTTACGGTCAGCGTATGAAATTCAATTCGAATAGATTAAACGAACGTGTCACTTTTTGCCACGATACCAGTAAATCAATCAATGGTCTACCACAAAAGCCGATTACAGAGGAGTTATATAGTTGCTATGCATGCATTCAGGATGCTAAAGAATCAGATATGCAAACAAGTCTAACCACAAGTTCACAATTCATTAAAACGATAATCATACGTGATCCAAGAGGAGACTATAAACCTAACAATAAGCATTATGTAATACATGAAGGTGATAAATACCAAATTAAATACGTCAAAAAAGACTATGAAGATAAGTCTTATGTGCGTGTTTATTGCGAGGTGGTTTTCTAATGGGTGCAAAGATTGAAAAAAACGATATAGAACAAGGTTTGGTTAGAAAGCAATTAGAGTTTAAGGCGTCGCAGAATCGTGTATTAAAAGCCGGTGCAATGGCACTTACACCTTTGCTTAAACGTAACACGCCAGTCAGTGAAAACAAGCGACATGCAAAGGATAATATCGCCGTGTCAAACATTCGAACTGACCGTGATTCGAACGAAAAGTATGTGCTTATTGGATATACAAAAGGCTATTCACACCGTATACATGCAACTGAATTTGGCACAATGTATCAACGTCCTCAATTGTGGATGACTAAAACAGAGAAAGACGGTAGTAAACTGGTATATAAAGCTATGCTTACTGCTATGAAAAGGGTGATGAAATGAATGTAACAGATGTGATTTACAAGAAGCTAATCGCCGATAAACGTATCACAGTTGAGGATAACGTATTTAAATATGTGGTTCCTGAAAATTTTCATGAATCGACGAATCAACCTATCGTAAGGATTACCCCGTTACCGTATAATCCTGATGAATATGCGGATAACGAGGAATTCACAAGAGAATTTGACTTCCAAATCGATATTTGGTGGTCATCAGACGAAACACATGCGCAAGCAGAAGCGATCGTTGAGAATCTAAAACAATTAAATTTTAAATCATATTACAGAGAACCGATGTACGAAGTTGAGACTCTAACTTTTAGAGAAATTATTCGTGCGTCAGGTTCTCTATTATTTTAGGAGGATTTTAAATGGAAAAATTAAAGTTAAACTTGCAACACTTTGCAGAAACTAAAGGAGTTTCAGGCATTGCTATCGGTGTTACTAATTTCTACTGGGCGCCGATTAAAACAGATGACGGAGAAAAATTTGAAGTAGAAAGTGGGCACCGTACACGATTCTTAAAAGAAATCGAAGTTGACCGTCCACAAGAAGTTGAAGAAGAATACGGCGATAATATGGTCGCTGCGACTGCAGTCTCTAACGGTAAGTTATCAGTTAAAACAACATTTGTATCAATTCCTGCAGAACAAAAGGCATTCTTAGCAGGTGCTAAAAAAGGTAAAAACGGCTTTAAATATGGTGCTAATGACATCCCACCTGATGTGGCTGTTGTATTCGAACGTACTAACCATGACGAATCATCTGAATGGGTAGGTTTATTCAAAGGTAAATTCACACGTCCAAACTTATCAGGACAAACAAAACAAGATAAAGTTGAATTCCAAAACGATGAAGTAGAAGGGTCGTTTGTAGACCGTTTATACGATGAGTCATCACATGTAACTGGCTTCGACAAAAAAGGCGCTAATGCAGGACGTGATTATGTATTTACTGAAACTTTTGGTAAAACATTCGATGAGTTTATCAAAGACCTCGACCAAGAATTTGAAATGGAAGAGGATAAAAAAGCGATGCCGGGAAAGACGAGTAAGAAAGAGGTAACGCGTGTATCTCTTTCTAAACCGTCAACAACAATTAAACAAGGTGAAACTGAACAGTTATCAGCTACAACTGAACCTGAAGGACAACCTGTAACGTATAAAGTTACTGAAGGCGAAGAATATATTAGCGTGAGTCCTGAAGGTTTAGTGAATGCAAATCAAGTCGGTAGAGGTGTTGTAACCGCTACTTCCGGCGACCAATCAGACACAATTAATGTAGAAGTAACAAGTAATTTCGAAATGTAATTTAAGAGGGGCGAGTAACCCCTCTTTTATTTTTGCGCAAAAATAAAAAATGAAAGTAGGAATTTAAAAATGGCAAGAACTTCAATAGAACTAATTACAGGTTATACAAAGGCGGGTAAGCCACAGACCAAAAAGTATTTGGCTAAACCAAGTTTGTCACTATTTGACACTATTCAAGGGTCAAAATTATCAACACGATTAACAAAAGCGTTCAGACAACCAGAGTTTGACGAGTTATCACAAGAACAGTATGAGAAATTAAGTGAAACTGAACAAAAAGAGTACCAAGCTAAGATTGAAGAATACCAAGAACAAGTCGCTCAGCAATTTGATGTACTAGATGAGATAACGACATTTGTTGCTGAGGGATTCGATAATCAGTTTACATCTGAAGAATTACAAAAAGGTATTCCAGCGGGTCCAGAAGGACTGAACACTTTAGTAACAGTGCTAGAAAAGCTCATCGCAGGAGATGTGGACGACACAAAAAAGTTCGTGACCGAGCAGAAGAAATAAATCCTGAGGACTTAACACCTGAAGGTAGATACAACAACTATATGAAAGTTGCGAAGCAGTTAATTGATGAAGGCATGGATCCTGAAAAAGTGGCGAACATGCCAATTCATTTCTTTTTAGAGATTGTGAATTCAAGAGTCGAACACAAAAAGAAAGCAACTAGCTTTGCGCAAGTGTTCGGCTAATTTTTGAGGAAAGGAGGAAACTAGATGGTAAATCCTATTGGTAATATGGTCATAAAAGTTGATTTAGACGGTTCGGGCTTTAATCGTGGTATTACTGGATTAAATCGTCAAATGCGCATGGTATCTCGAGAGATGAGTGCTAACCTTTCTAAATTTGGGCGTTATGATCAATCACTTGAAAAGTCTAAAGTGAAAGTTGACGGATTAACGAAACGCCAACAAATTCAAGCTCAAAAAGTCAGAGAATTGAAAAATAATTATGACCAATTATCGAGAGAAACGGGAGAAAACAGTGCTAAAACACAAGCGGCAGCTGCTAAATACAACCAAGCTTACGCAGAGTTAAATAAATATGAACGTGAACTTAATGAAGCAACAGCTGAAATGAAAGCGTTGGAACGTCAGCAACAAGTGTTGAATACTACAATGGGGAAAATTGGTAATAAGTTTAGTGAATTAGGACCAAGATTACAAGAAATTGGCGGGAAAATGCAGTCTGTTGGTCGTAACATGAGTATGTATGTAAGCGCGCCGATAGTTGCAGGGTTTGGTGCGGCAGTTAAAAAGAGTATAGACTTCGATGATTCTATGCGTAAAGTTAAAGCAACTTCAGGTGCTACGGGTAGTGAATTCCAACAATTACGTGATAAAGCAATTGAGATGGGTGCTAAAACCAAATTTAGTGCCAGTGAATCCGCCGATGCATTAAACTACATGGCGCTTGCCGGTTGGGATACTAAAGATATGCTTGGCGGTATTGATGGTGTCATGCAGTTAGCGGCTGCATCGGGTGAAGACTTAGGACAAGTAAGTGATATTGTAACGGATAGTTTAACTGCATTTGGAATGAAAGCGAAAGATAGCGGACACTTTGCTGATGTACTAGCACAGACGAGCTCTAAAGCTAATACTGATGTACGTGGTTTAGGTGAAGCATTTAAATATGCCGCACCAGTTGCCGGGGCGTTAGGATACACTGTAGAAGATACATCTATAGCAATTGGTTTGATGTCTAATGCGGGTATAAAAGGAGAAAAAGCAGGAACTGCACTACGTACAATGTTTACTAACTTATCAAAACCGACAGGTGACATGAAAAAGAAAATGGATGAGTTGGGTATATCTATTACTGATAGCAATGGAAACATGTTGCCTATGCGGGATGTTATGGATCAGTTACGTGGTAAATTTAAAGGTTTGTCAAAAGAACAACAAGCAAGTGCTGCTGCTACAATATTTGGTAAAGAGGCTATGAGTGGTGCATTAGCAATAATTAATGCATCTGATGAAGATTATCAAAAGTTAACTAAATCTATTGATGGTTCTAAAGGCGCAGCCAAGCGAATGTCAGATGAAATGGAAGGTGGAATCGGTGGTTCAATTCGCCAGATGAAATCTGCCATTGAATCCCTAGCAATTAGTATTGGCGATGTTATGGCCCCATACATTAAAAAGTTAGCAGAATGGCTCTCTCATGCTGCAAATAAATTAAATGAAATACCTAAAGGTGCGCAAAAAATAGTTGTTGGTCTAGGTTTACTAGCAGCTGCAATAGGCCCATTACTTGTAACATTAGGCGTAATGGTATCTACAATAGGGAGTGCAATGACTGTTATAGGGCCTTTGATGACGAGCATTAAAACGTTAAGCTTTATTACTAAAGGTTGGGCATTGGCTACTGGCTTTTTAAACACTATTTTAGGTGTAGCGAGAGGTCAAATCGCATTACAAACAGTCTTAACTGGTAAATATTCTTTAGTGACTAAAACTGCTGCACTTGTAACACGTGGTTTAGGTTTAGCAATACGATTTATGACTGGTCCAATAGGACTCGTAATCACTGCAGTAGGATTATTGGTTGCTGCAATCATTCATTTATGGAGGAACAATGAGACATTCCGTAATAATGTTATAAAATTATGGAATGGAATCAAGAATGCGTTATCAGTGATTTGGAATAGCATTAAATCATTTGGTATTGCCGTATGGAATGGCTTGAAAAATGGTGTAATGTTTATCATTCAGAATTGGTGGGTGTTAATGAAAGCCTACTTCAATATGTGGAAGGTTGTAATTACTACCATTTTTAATGCCATAAAAAATACGGTAATAGGCGTTTGGAAAGTTATTAAATCCAGTGTGTTATTTATTGTGAATGCTTTAAAAACTGGCGTGACAGCTATATTTAACTCTTTATTATTAGTACTTCGAAAAATCTTGTCTTTATATAAACAAGCGTTTTTAAAGGTTTGGAATGCTATCAAGTTTGTGGTGACCACAATTACTAAATCCATAGCGAATACAGTTAGGAATAACTGGAATAATATTAAAAATTTCACAATATTCATATTTAAATCTGTCAAATCGTTCATAACAAATATTTGGAGTTCTATTAAATCTACTATATATAGATTTGCAAATAGTGCGTATCAATTAGTGAAAAAGATTTGGAATTCTCTCAGTCGTTCTACACGCAATATCTTTTCAAATTTAAGAGCTTGGATCACTAACACTTGGTCGAAAATCAAAAATAGCGTTACTCGATTTGCTCGGCTGTTATGGGACGGTGTGCGCAATACGTGGAATAATTTAAGTACTGGCACACGTAATATTTTCAGTAGAGTTAAAACTACTATTGTAAATATATGGAATTCAATTAAACGTTCAGTCACAGGAATAGCTAGTGCATTGTGGCGTTCAGTCCGTAATACGTTTAATAACATGAAAAACGGGCTTGCGAATATTATTGGTAAAATCAAAAATCATATCGGTGGAATGGTTAGCGCCATTAAGAAAGGTTTGAATGGATTAATTGACGGTTTAAACTGGGTAGGTTCTAAATTAAGCTTGCCTAAAATACCTAAATTATCTACAGGGACGCAACGTATAAACCGACATATACGCACTACATCTGATGGTCGATTAAAACACGGCACTATGGCAGTTGTGGGAGATAAAGGTCCTGGTAACGGCAGAGGTATTGATGGTCGTCGAGAATTAATTCAATACCCTAACGGACGTACTGCTTTAACTCCTGCGAAAGATACGACCACATTCTTGCCTAAAGGGTCACGTGTGATTAGTGGCGGAATGCGACAAAGCTTAGAAGAAGCAGAAGGTGCAGGAATGTATCCACGATTTAGTGTTGGTACGTGGTTTGGCAATGCTAAAGATTGGATTGGCGATAAAATGCAAGGCGTCGGTCGTGCCTTAGGCAATAGTGCTAAATGGCTTTCAGATAAGGTTGGGGACGTTATGGATTATATGGATAATCCAGGTAAACTATTCAACAAAGTAATGTCGCTTATGGGCGTAAACTTTTCTTCATTAACAAAAGGTATGGGTATCGTTGGAGAAATTACTCGCGCTGCTTTTAAGAAGATAAAAAAAGGTGCGATTGATTGGATAACTAATGGTTTTGAAGCACAAGCAGGAGACGGTTCTGTATTTGACGGATTTAAAATACTACAACGTTATTCTGCACCTCCATATCCACCAAATCCTAATTATCCATTTAACGGTGGTGTGCATCACGGTATCGACTACGACACCCCAGTTGGCACACCTATTCGTACGCCTATGGGTGGACGTGTTAGAAGTTGGTACGATAATTATGGTGGTGGTAAAGCCATAACAGTACAACAAGGTAAGACATTCTTATGGTTTATGCATTTAAGCCAACAATTACGTAAAACTGGTGAACAAATTAAGGCCGGACAACTTATTGGTAAATCAGGTAATACAGGTTCTATGACAAATTACCGTCATTTACACTTCCAAGTTAACCAAGGTGGAGAAGCAAACCGTTATTCTGTAGAACCTCAAAGATGGTTACGTAAAAATGACAAAACAGGTGGCGGTAAAGGTTACCCTTCAGGTAGTGGTGCAGCATACGCAAGTCGAGTAATTAGACAAGCACAAAATATATTGGGTGGTCGTTACAAATCTAACTACATTCATGATGCAATGATGAGACTGGCTAAACGTGAATCTAATTACCAACCGAATGCGGTTAATAATTGGGATATAAATGCTCAACGTGGCACACCTTCAAAAGGTTTATTCCAAATGATTCAACCGACGTTTATGTCTAATGCTAAATCGGGTTATACAAACTTTAATAATCCGTTACATCAAGGTATATCTGCTTTGCGATATATTGTTAGAACATATGGGTGGGGTGGCTTTAATCGAGCTGCAGCTTATGCATATAAAACTGGTGGTCTCGTCCACAATGGTTTATATCACTTAGGAGAAGATGGTTATCCTGAATGGGTAATTCCTACAGACCCTAGCCGTGCAGATGACGCAGCTAAATTACTTGCATTGGCTAGTAATGATATTAGTAAGAATAAACGACCTAAACACTTTAGTAATAATAGTGTAGGTAGCAACGGCGATAGTAATTTAGAGAAAAAGTTAGACACTATGATTGGTTTATTAATTAAACTAGTTGGATCTAACGAAGAAATCGCAAATAAAGATTACAACCCTATTGTCGACATCTTAGGCATGGGAGAATTTGTAAACAGAACTGTTGATAAGCGTGAACGTGACACATCACGTAAACAAAGATTTAACGCAGGAGGTGTGTTTGCTTAATGAACGATACAATAATAGTTAATGATAAAACACTTCCGTGGTTATTTATTGAAAGAGGGTTTAAAATACCCTCTTTTAATTTTGAGGTAAAAACTGAAGAAGTGCCCGGTAGAAGTGGTTCGGTTTATCAAGGGCGAGAGTTGAAACAATACGAATTTGAATTACCAATGATCATCCATAATGACTATTTATCACACAGTGGTATAAAGT